CTTGATGTCCCTATTGAGCAGACTATAGATGGAATTGTTTCCGTCCATAGTGTAGCTCGCTTTAGTGGCACCATTACGCTCCCCGACTCGATGTCAGGGACACAACGCCTGAACTTTGCTACGATGTTACAAAACATCTTTGCAAATTCAGTTGTTAAAGGTTACGTCTCAAACCTAGCCCCCGTATACTAACAAGTATATGGATCGGGTAGGAAAGAAGGCAGTTCTGGAAGTCATACTTTTATGGCTTCTGTCGCTGCTTAAACGTTAACGTGTCTAACAAAAGGTCACTGCTATGTCTATTACTCTTAGTGAAGACAAGGATCCAAGCTTTCAGCTTGAGGTCGAAGTTGCAAAGTCTCTCTGTGAAACAGTTGATACACCGCGATCTCTCGCTGTTTATCTTCTGCTTTCTTATCGTGAGTTTGGCCAATATTTGGATCTTACGTGCGATCCTGACAACTATGACGACACCGGCAATTTCGCCGATGATTATCTTGTGTCAGAAATCTTACGTAAATCTCCATTGTTGCCCGTACAGATCGATCGAAGAGAGGCAGCTCAGACATCCTTTTGGATGTCGGAGCTTGGCTGTTATGCCACTAACATCCGTCTTAAAACCGAAACGTTCAATTATGAACATGCAGTTCGACGCCGGATAAGTGACATCCTGGGTCCGCTTGATCTAAAGGCTCTTCGAGAAATTGAAGAGAATTTCGGTCACGGTCCAGGGGCGACAGCCAGCTTGCGTGGTTATGGTATTGTTGCTAGCGATAAGTTCGAAAAGCCATTAAGTATGACTGTCGAACTTATGCCATATTTCAAATCAATTCTATCCGAAAGTTGGCACGAAGCCCACTCAGGAAAGGTTGACGTGATTTATGGCAGCAAGTTTACCACGGTTCCCAAAAATGCGAAGACTGATCGAGGTATATGCGCCGAACCAACTCTGAACATGTATGTTCAGCGTGGTATCGGTAAATATATTCGAAATCGTCTTCGCAGAAATGGGCTCGATTTGAGATATCAAGGCAGAAACAGTGAACTCGCCCGTAGAGCATGGAAAGATGGTCTTGCGACCATTGACCTAAGCGCTGCAAGCGATTCGCTATCATCTGAACTGATTCTCTCATACCTTCCTGACTCATGGGTTCAACT